TGCGCCCAAGATACCGTTTCACTATGCGTGGAGGTTAGTGCTTCAGTTATCTTGTCCTTAATTTCAACAGTCGCATCCGCGGCCGTCGCCAACGCCTCAAGACCAGCAGCAATTGTGGGCGCAAACAGGTCACCCAGCGACGCCTTCAGATTCGACCATGCCGCCGCCGCGCGCTCGGTCGAGGAGGCGGCTACGCTGGTTGCCCCTGTCGCCTCCTTCAGCGTGCGGTTGACCAGCGCCTGCTTCTTCTCCTGGTCGGTCAATTCATCAACCGTCTTGCCGATGCTCGCGGCGTAGGCCTCGTTTGCCGCTTCGGCGTCAACCACAATGCCCAGGTTGTCCAGGATCAGCGCCGAACCGCGCCCCAGGCCGGTAACCAGATTGTCAAAGGCTTGCGTCACCGACAGGCCCATTGCCGCGCCGCGTGTGCGCGCAATCTCCATCAGCTTGGCCATGTCCCCGGCGTTGTCCACCACGCCCAGCATCATGGCCTTGTTTGCAGCCAACATTAAATTGTATTCGGAGATTGCGCCGCCCGATGCCTGCTTCAGGCTTGCCATAATTGCGCTGCCGCTGCTGCCCGCCTGCGCCGCAAGCCCCTCGAACGAGGAGCCTAGAAGCGCGCTGGCTTCCGCCGTCTTGGCCATCCCCATGACGGCCCCGCCCAGTTGCCCGGCGAAGCCCACGATCGCGCCGACGCCCATTGCAGCGCCCAAGCCAGCGATGCCCATTGACGCCGTGCGCGCAGCACCTTCCAGCCCGCCTAACGCAGTGCGCACGGGGGCCATTGCCTGCCCGCCGCGCTGCCCCGTCTGGTTCAGTTTGTCGCCAAATTGTTTCAGGCCGCGTTCGGCGCGGCTGGTGTCAACGCCCACTTCGGCCATCACGGATGCTGCTGTCAGTGCCATGCGGGAATCCCTTGAAAATGGCGGTGTGCCCGTGCTATAGTGAGAGCACCGTCACCCGCCACAGAAAGCCGAAACCATGTCCCCGAAAATTGCCGTGCTGCTTGTCGCTCTGCTTTGTGCTTTGCTTTTGTTTGCCGTCCGTGCTGCGCCAACCGCGCAGGCTGTCGATTCCGTATGGTCGGAGACTGAAGTCGCCTACCTGGACAGTGTGGTCACGCCGCTGGATGCCATGCTCTACATGATGCCAGGGGTCGTTACGCGCTCCAGAGATAACGAAGCGGTCGTTCTCGAATTTAACTCGGTGTATGACCTTCTGCTTGATCACGATGCGCCGCCGGCCTCGATGGCGGTTATTGACTATTACGTCAACAGAGTCACTCCCTTGTGCGGCCCTGCTGTCACCAGAGGCCCACGTCTCCCTGACACCGACGGCATACCTGATGCTGATGGTTGTCATTTCGCTGTAGACACCTTGCGCCTCGAACTTGCCCGCCTCTACGCTGCGCGCGGCTCGTATCCCCCAGCCTCACAGCCCTAGCGGTTCATGCCCGCCGCCGCCTCTGCACTCTCCGCCGTCAACGCCCACTCCTGCCATATCGCGGGTTGCGCTGCCAGTTCCCACGGCGCAACCCGCAGGTAGCGCGCCGCCCGCAGTGTGATGTACCAGTCCGGCAAGTGGCCCGTCACCCCGTCGGTTGCGAGGTATCTTTTGAGTCCTTGCCTGTCTGAGGGTTTACGTTCTGGTCGTTCACCAGCGCCCCCACTAGTGCATTGATGAAGGATTGCGGGAATTGCGCCAATAGCGCAGCCGTCGGCTTGCACGGCTTGCCATCCTCCCCCAGCACGTCCCAACTCACGAGCACCTCCGCCAAATCGGCGTGGTACGATTCCCAGCCCGTAAGCACTTCCCGCGCGCGCGGCGCGTCGCCCTCTACGTAGGCATTGCTCCCGTAGATCATGCGCAAGCGCAGGTCTGCCGTGAACATGCCCGGCTTGTAGACAACGGTCACATCCTCCCCCGAGTAGGAGAATGTGACCGGGCGCGTCGCCTTGCGCAATTCCGTCAATTTCAGCGGCATGAATGCTCCTTACAGCGCCGTCAGTGCGTTGACTACCGTAATTTCCGTCGCCTTGCCCCACGTGGAATCGTGAACCATGTCCCAGCCCCATTCCACGGCGTAGACGCCCTCCATGTCGGAGAACTGCTTGACATCCTTGACCTTGATCGCCGTGTCGATTTGCAGCGAGTAGTTGCCCGTGCCCAGCGTTTCGCCCGTATAGGCAATGCGCAGGAACTTGGTCGAGCCGGCGCGCAGATTCGTCAGCAGCGCCATACCTTCGGCATCCACAGCGGCCATGAGCGTGCCTTCCGCCGTGGGCGCAGTGTCCACCAACGCGGCGTAGGTGGTGGTGGAGTTAATGGGCCACACCGGCCCGGAAAGGCTGTTCAGGCTCCATGTCGCCTTGAATGCGCGTGCCAACGGCGTTGCGCCTGCCAGCCCCGCCTGCGTGTCGGCCAGCTTGATAATGCCCTGGGTTGGCAGCACCGGCATGACGGGAATTTCGGCGCTGGACAGGAGCGACGTCAATGCCACGTTGTCGCTGATCGCCTTGCCCATTATCGTGCCGCTGCACTTCACTTCGTTGCGGTCGAAATTGAGGTCGAGTCCCGTCACAAGCCCGTAAGCGGTTTGTCGCGCCCGTTCCGCAGACCCATTCTCAATCGTGTAGGTCTGCCGCACGTCCGAGCCGTTGCTGTTGGGCGCAAAGACACTCGTCTTGTTCGCACCCGCGCCGGTAGGCGTCACCTTCTTGATTAACGAGTTCAGCAGGTAGATGATCTCGTTGTAGGTGATCGGCCCCTCGATGCTGTACTCGCTCCATTCCTTCGAGAGCGACGCAATCGTGGTGAATTTGTAGCCGTTGGGCCGGTAGGTGTTCACCTCCGGCATGATGGATGGGGTGATGGAGATCGACGTTAGCCGCTTGGTCGCCGCCACGGTTGTGCCGGGCGTAATTTCCAATCCAAGCTGGGTTTGCTGATACATGGAAGAATTTTCCATGTCTTACCTCCTGTGATAGAATGCGTGTGTAGCACTTGGCAAAACTTCACGCTTTGGAGCGCCACACAATGGACGAAACCAAATACGAAGCTAAATGTCCCAACTGCGGAAAAACTCACTACCCATACAAGAAAAAGCCTCGTACCTACTGTTGCACCGAGTGTTACATCAAAGATCGCAATCCCACTGGCATTTGCCCAACTTGCGGAGAGATGTTCTCTTACAAGAAAGGCCGCCCCCAAAAGTATTGTTCAACCGCCTGTCATCCCGGGCGCAAGCGAAAACCTGAGAATTACGTCACCAAACAATGTCCCGTTTGCGGCAAGGATTTCACGTATCACAAGAGTTGGCCGACGCAGACGTGCTCGAACGAATGCCGCTACGAATACTTCCACGCCGGAAAGCGAGTTGAAACTACCTGTCCTGAGTGCGACAAACCGTTCTCTTACCTGAAGTCGTGGCCGCGCAAATACTGCTCTAGAGAGTGCGCTGGCAAACACGCCACAGGCAACCTCCCCAATTGGAGGCCGGCTGCATACACCGCGACATGCGAGCAATGCGGAAAGCATTTCACAACAACACCCACGGCTACCCGCGGAAGGTTCTGCTGTTTCGCATGCTTCACCGAGTGGAAAAGGCACAATTCTCCAGCAGGTGAAGATCACCCGAATTGGCGCGGCGGCTATCTCCCTTACTATGGCGCAAATTGGCACTCGCAACGCCGTGCTGCCCGTCGCCGCGACAACTACACCTGCCAACGATGTGGTATCACTGAGTCTGAGCTCGGGAAACATCTCGATGTTCACCATATCCGGCGCTTTGCAGACTTTACAGACGCAAAAGAAGCGAATCGCTTGAGCAACTTGTTTTGCCTTTGCAACAAGTGCCACGCAAAAGTTGAGCGGGAGACTACGCGCTTTGGCGCGCCATGATTCTGTAGATGCCTCCCAAGTGGCGGAACTGGCGCGATTGCGCACTTTCCACCAGCCGAAACGGATGTTCGCGCACACACACGAACACGGTTCCGCCGCTCACTGTGCCGCCCTGCGCTTGCAGCAGCGTGTCAATGCGCTTTGCCGCCGCTTCCAGGTCGCCGCCCCACGAAGCCGATTCGCTCACAACGCGCACCAGCCATGAGCCGGTTGCCCACAAGCGTTCTGCGCCCATGCCCTGTACATCGCGTGCGCTTTGCTCCTGAAATAGCACGTAGGGCAGCGCCGCACCTTGCGGCACAGGCCACGTATGCACGCCCATCACCAGCGCCATGAGCGCAGTGTCACCCGTCAATGTCTGATAGAGCCAGCGGTCAACGGTTAGTGTTTCCACGCCGCAGTTCGTCCTCCAGGTGGCTCATCTTGCGCTGGAATTCCGGTGTCGCCCGTTCCGCCGCCGGGGCCATGAAGGGACGCGGCAGAATCCCCGCCGCAGGACTCCCAACCTCTAGCGGCACGGCGTACTCCGGCGTCACGTAGACAGTCGCCTTTGTGTCACCCGGCCCTCCATCAATTGCCAGCGAGCCAATCAGGTTGCCCGTATCCACAGCCGGCATTTCTCCGGGCGCGCTTGCCACATGGTCACCGTAGACGCGCCCACTGTGCGGCCCCTGCATGCCCGACTGAATGTCCAGCACGATGTCCGCCGCCGTCTCGCGCACAATCCTGCTTGCTGCCCTGGGCAGCTCACGCGCAATGGCCGCAAAGTTGTTGTAGAGAATTCGATATTCCACCGTCATCGCAGTGCACACAGCGCGACGCGCGCCGTCTCCCACGATCCGCCCGCCAACAGTGTCAGCACCTCGAACGAGCGTGTGCCCACTGTGATCATGTCTGTCTCGCGCACGTCAGCATTGGCCGCAAAGGTGATGCGCCACGCCGTGCGCTCATTCAATTGTCCCGCCACAAGTTGCGCCTGCTGCGCGCTTGCTACGGACGCCCTGCACGGGAGTTGAAAGGCGGAGGCGGCCTCCACTTGTCCGCCCATGCCGTCCGGCGTGAAGGTGCGGCGCGTAATGGTTGCCATCTCGGGCAACGCTGCCGCCTGCACGGATCGCATGGAAGTCACCTCTGCCGCCGACAACATTAGTCAACCCCTTCCGCTGCGTCGTCAACCGCCACACGGTATGGGTCGTCCATGCGCAGCGTGAGCGTTGTCGCCCACACGCCGCCTGTGCCTACACCCATCGCAGCTGCATTGGATTCTTCCAGTTGCAGCATGGCGCGAATATGCTCAACCATCTGCTGGCGGTTGTAGGTCGCGCCGTCCGCGCTGAATTGATAGAGTGTCGAAGCGTGCGCCAGTGCCGTGCGCCATGCCGCTACACGCGCTGCCATGCGCAGACGGGGAATGTCCGTCGCCTGCGCGATGTTGCTTGCGCCGTAGGCAAGTAGCGCGTCGTTCACCGCCTCGCTCAATTCCAGTTCGCCCACGCTCAACATGCCCGCCACCTCTCCCAGCGTGGCAAGCATGTAGGATGCAAGGGCGAATTCCGTGTACGTTGTGGGCAGCGCCATTATTTGGCCTTCGCGCTCTTGGCCTTCGGCTTCTCTTCGTCCGCAGGTTCAGCAAGCAGCGCGTCAAGCGCCGCCGCCGCCTGTTCCACCAGCAGCAACCTGCGCATGTTGGCGTCGCCGCGCGCCACGCTGAAGTCAAAGGCAACCTCCTGCCCCTTGGCTTCAGCCAGCGCCGCAACCTTCTCCTGCAAGGCTGCGTCCGCCGCCGCCTGCCGCTTCACAAATTCAACGCTGTGCATGGCAGCCCCCCATTAAGCCATCGGGCTGGTGAAGCCACTCGGGATTGCGTAGCTTGCGTTGCCGATGCGGTAGACCACGGCGGCAATGCGGTTGTACGCACCGAAGCCCGCAATGCGCAGATACTGATCCTCGTAGAAAGGATGGTCGTTGCGCTGCGCCACGCGCTTGAAGCCCTGCAAGCCCGCCTCCGGCTCCTCGCGCATTGCCAGCGGGCGCGGCCCTTCCGTGCTCGTGGCAAGGATGTA